GGGCACGTCGGCGGCGAGCAGCGACTCGGTGACCCGCGCGACGGTGGTGGCCGGCGCGGTGGTGCCGGTGAATGCCTCGGCGATGACCGGGCGTGCGGCGTCGCGGCGGTCCCGCTCGGCCAGAGCGGCCTCGGCGGTGTCGGCGCGGCTGACCGCAGTGTCACGCTCGGACTCGAGCGTGGGCACCCGGCCGTTGGCCTCTTCGAGCTGGCGCAGGCGCGCCTCCTCGATCTGCTGCATGGTCCCTCCTAGGGACTCGTTGGTTGGGTTGGACGACCCGGCCGGGACCGGGACAGTTGCGGCCGACTCGCCGGACAGGCCGGCGTCGGGGTCCGGCGCGGTGACCGGCACGTAGGTGGTGCGGACGGTGACCTCGACCCGCGTGCCGGTGAGCTCGACTGAGCCGTCGGCGGCGACGGTGTAGCCCTGCCGGTAGGTGCCGGTCTCCTCGGTGGCGCCGGAGATGTCGAAGTAGACGAGCGCGCCGTCGGGGTCGAAGTCGCGGACCCACGCGTACACGTCGGGGTCGGCGCCGTACTCCTCGCCGATCTCGGTCTGCAGCGCGTCGCGGGTGTCGTTCGCCGTGGCCTCGGCGAACAGCTCGGCCTCCGACATGGCGGCCTGCGTCTCCGGGGGAGAGTCGTACAGGTCCCGCTGGTACAGCTGTGGCGCGGTCTGCTCGAGGGACGCCGTGAACGCGGTGAGCCCGTCGCCGACCGCGCCCGAGAGGGCGATGCGCTCCTCGCGGGTGAGGCGGCCGTCGCCGAACATCTCGTCGCCGAGGGTGGTCAGCGTGAGGTGCATGCGGGACTCGATCCAGTTCCCGATGTTGCGTGCCTCGCGCAGCGCGGTGCGGGCCGACTCGAGGAGCTCGAGGATCCTCCCGCCGCGGCCGGCGGCGGTGACGAAGTCGACCGAGGCGGCCTGCTCGAGGGAGGTGATGATCTGCCCCTGCCGGCCCTCGGCCTCGCCGACCTCGGTGACGCCGTAGGCCCGGATGGACAAGCCGATCGCGTCGCGCATCTCATCGACCAGCGGGCGGTACGGCGCGAACACCTGCGCCTCGGCGACCAGGGCGCCGTCCGCGCCGACCGTGGCGTCGGATGCGAGGACGGCCCACAGGTCGGTGACGGACCGCTCGGGGCGTTCGACGGCCTCGGTCGCGGTGGGGTGGTCGGCGTACATGTGCAGACCGGCGGGGAACACCTTGCTGCTGGCGGCCTCGGCGAGGACGCCGGGGGAGTAGTAGCCGGACGAGCCCCATCCGGGGTTGATCAGCTGGACGCGGTACCGGCCGGGCGTGCCGGTGGCCTCGGCGATCAGCGTGGGGCGGGCCTCGGCCAGGGTCTGGCGCTTGGGCATGGGCCCTCCTACGGTGGGCTGGTGGCTGAGATGAGGTCCTGGCTCGACGCCGAGCACCCGTGTCTGGCGCCCGGCTGCGGCGCGCTCTGGCGGGTGACCGAGCGGTCGATCCATGTCGAGGAGACCGGCGAGCCCGTTGGCTGGGCGCCGGTCACGGCGGAGTGCTCCCGTGGAGTGGCCGCACACGACCTGGGGGCCTACAACCGGGGCCTTGAGGAGCGGGCGAGCCGCGGCTGGTCCGTGTGAGCGACGACGACGACGCGGACTGCGTCGAGCACGTGTGGCACCTGGTGGGCGCCACGTTCGGCGACCGCGGCTCCGACAGCGAGTACAAGTGCGTGCGCTGCGGCGCGGTGCTCGCCGTCGGACCCGGCGAGACGCACCCGCAGACGGTCTAGGCCAGGCCGAGCGCGGTCAGCGACGTCGCCTGGTACGAGTCCCGCCACCCGTCCGCCGCACGCCGCGTTGACAGCTGCGACCAGCCGACCCGCCCCGAGTCCAGGGCGTCCAGCCGCGCCGGGCCCATCACCGCGAGCCGCTTCGACGCCGGCATGGCGTCGAACACGGTGCGGGCGTCCGGCAGGACCGACGGGGGCTCCGCGAGGTGCGGGAACCCGAGCTCGCGCCACGACTTCGTCTGCGGCGTCGCCGCGCAGCGGCCCTGCGGATGGTCCTGCGGCCCCGGGTCGTCCAGCGCGTGCAGCTCGCCGTGCTTCGACCAGCACGACGGGCAGGTCCGCTCGTCGAGCTGCGCGGTCCACACCCAGCCATTCAGCACGTCGCTGTTCGCGACCTGCGCGGCCTGCGCGCCGGCACGGTGCGCGTCCAGGATCTCCGTCCGCGCCACCGTGAGTGCTCGGGTGAGACCGCCGTTGAACCCCTGCTCGAGGCCCCGCAGCATCCGCGTGGCCGCGGCCCGCGGGTTGTCACCGACCGCGACCCCGCGCACGAGGGCGCGCTTCATGCTGTCCGACGACTCCGCCGACAGCGGCCGCGTCGACGACACGATCTGCTGCGTGGACCGCTTCACGATCGCGCGCAGCGCGCCGGGGTCGACCCGGTCGAACGTGGCCGCCAGGGTGGCCGCAGGCCCGGCCGACGGCGGCAGCTGGGACGCGATGATCCGGGGCTGCGCCTCCGCTGACAGGTCCACGGCATGCCCCGCGGCGTCGGTGATCGTCACCGTGGCGTCCCGCGCGAGCTGGGCGAGGGAGTCGCGGGCCGCCTGCAGCGCTTTCTGCGCTCGGGTCGCGCGGGCGATCTGGCCCTTGGTCGGCCACTCGCCGTCGCCCACGGCCAGCAGCTGGTCGACGGCCGCCGCCATCTCGTCGGCCAGCCCGTCGTACGCGCGGGCCCATGCGGCGACGAGCTCGCGGGTCGCCTGGTCCGCCAGTGTGTTGATGGTGACCCGTAGGTCGCCGGCGAGTTTGAGGGTGCGGCGCGTGATCGCCACTACTGCGGGATGCCGCGGACGTACACCTCGGGGGTGCCGTCGGAGATGACCTTGACGAAGGTGGGTCCGTTGGACACGGGGGAGGGCAGGCTGATCGCCGAGGCTTTGCGGACGTATTGAGATCCGGCGCCGCGGACGACGGGGTCTGTCCCGTCGATGGTGCACCACACGCCGTCGGTATCGGAGTCGTTGAGGACTTCGATTTGGTGCCAGTCGTAGTCGAGCGTGAACGTGTGCACGGTGGCCGCGGTCAGCACGACCGGCGCGAGCGGGTTCGCCATCGGGGGCTCCTAGTTCCAGGCCCCGGCGAGGAGACGCCGGATCAGGATATGAACAGACGCGGCCGAGTCCCCAGTGTTGGCCGACTCGAACTCGAAGCCGATGTTGGCGCCAGCGGCGCAGGGCGTGACGTGGGACAGCCGGGTTCCGTCGTAGGCATCGAAGGCCCACGGGGAGCGGTCGGAGCCCCCTGCGTAGAACCTGCAACGTCGCTCCAGCGCCGACCCCGGGCCGCTCCACTGGACCTTGCCCTGCATGAGGTAGAGACCGGCCTCGGTGAGCTCAAAGTCGTAGGTGGTTCCGTTGCTGAAGTCGTCCCAGGCGCCGAACGTGGCATCCGTACCGGAGACGTCGATGCCCGTCTCCTGGCTCGGCCAGTCGGCCAGTCCCCGCATACCCGGTCCGCCAGCGAAACTGATACTGCCGTCCCCGGTGTCGAGTAGAGCCGAACCGGCCGCGTTGTCAAAGGCCAGCCCGTCTGAGTCACCGGTGCTCCCGAAGACCGTGCGCCCTGTGTCCGTCATGGCGATCCCGTCCCGTGCGTCGAAGGTTCCCCGCCGACCGCCGCGGCCGGATCCCCGCCGCTGCGGAACGCGTCGACCGCAACCTGCCCCGCCGACACAGCCGGAGGCACGAAATTGCCCTCCTCGTCGACCAAGTCCTCGAGGATCTCGTCCACGTCCGACACGCGCAGCAGCTGCAGCACCAGCCGGGCGATCACCAGCGGCGGTACCACGTCCATCTGGTCGGCGACCTGCAGCGCCTTCATCGCCGACTCGGGGTCCGCCTCGTCGAGGTCGGGCCAGGAGATGTCGACCGTCGCGTCGGTGTCACCGGCGAGCTGCACCGTCTCGAGCCCGGTGTACGCGTCCCGCGTAATGCTGCCCTTCAGCGGGCCGCGCGGCGCCCGCACCGACTCGGTCACCACGTACGTCAGGACGTCGCGCAGCGCGGCGGTCCACACCGAGCGGCGGATCTCGGCCATCAGCTCGGTCGGCCGGTCCAGCGTCTTCGCCGTCGCCCGCGCCCCGGTCTGCCCCGGGTCCGACAGCAGCATCGTCACGGGCACGTCCAGTGCGGCCGCGACCATCATCGCCAGCGGCCGCCCGGACCCGGAGTCGATCGTCGCCCCGGTCTTCGGGACGGCCTCCAGGAACGTGCCCGGACCGGTCACCGCGGTGGCGCCGGCGTAGTCGGGTTCGCGGGTGCGCGGCTGGAACGTCGGTGCCGCCTCGAGTGCTGCGGCCGCGGCGGCGCGCTTGGTCTTCGACCCGTCGACCTTCGTCTGGTACGCGAACCGCGAGAGGCCCTTGACCAGCCGCGCCCAGTCCGTGAGGAACTCCTTGTACGCCCGCGCCCAGTCGATCGCCGCGTACGCGTCGGGGAGGCCGAACTTCCAGCCGCGCAGCCCGTTGACGCGGACGTGGCGCATCGGCGCGTCCCAGTGGACCTCGTGTCCGTCGATCACCCGCGGCCGGCTGGGGCGCGGCCGGTACCCGAGGGCCGGGTAGTACGCGATCTGCTCCCGCGTGTTCGCCGCGCCGCTCGTGGGGTCGATGACGGTGGCCATCCACCGGCGCCGGTAGTACCACGGGTCCGACCGGTCGTCCGGGTTCGCGATGACGTCGTCGATCTCGTCGAACGGCACCGCCCGCACCTGCACCCGCCCGGTGAGCGGGTCGGTGAAGCACGTCAGGAACAGGTTGCCGTCCGTGCCGAGCGCCCGCTCGTTCTCCTCCCGGGCCTGCTCACCGGTGAGCGCGGCCCGGTTACCGGGGTCGTCGAGGAACGCCTGCACGACCACGTTGACGTCCTGCGCCTGCGCGTTCTCCCGGTCCGGCCCGGTGGAGCGGGCGTTGACGGAGAGGCCGAGGCCCCACACGTAGAACTGGCGCAGCCGCAGACCCCGGCCGATCAGCGGGTTCTTGATCGCCATGAGCCGGCACAGGTCGGTCATGGTGCGCAGCCCGGACCGTTCGAACTCGACGGTCGACTGGGTGGCGAGTCGGCGCCAGCCAAGGTCTTCGAGGGCGAGCTGCAGGTCGGCGATCGACTCCTGGGCGAGGAGGTTGTTCTCCTGCTCGGCGCGCAGCTGCTCCGAGAGCTCGTCGACGGTCGAGTCGGCGCCGGGGCGGTCGCCGCGGAGGCGCTGCATGAGCGTGGCCATCACGGATCACCTGCCCTTCGCGCGGTCAGAGGGAGCTGATGCTGTAGCCGGCGAGCTCGGGGTCCAGGTCCTCGGCCTCGTACACGTCGCGCCCGGCGAGCAGCGGCATCAGCAGCAGCCGGTTCAGGGCCTGCGACGCGGCGTCCACCTGGTCGTCGTGCGTCGCCGTGGGGAAGCCGGCCGCCTCTTCGATGAAGTCGTCCGCCCACGGGGCGAACGGCTCACCGTGCTGGTCCAGCGAGTCGGGCAGCCACACGTTTCCGGCTTCGACGAGCGGTGCCACCGCGGACGCGCGGGCCATCTTCGAGCCGAGGGGCTCCTCGGGCACGATTCCGCCGACCTTCCGGCCGAGCGATGAGATGACGGCCGGGCCGTTCGCCTTGTCCTCGACGAGCTTGAGGGTGGCCTGCGGCCAGCGGGCGGTGAGCCGCTGGAACTGCTGCAGGGTCTCGACGAACGACATGCGCGCGCGGACCTGGTCGAGGAGGTAGGCGTCGGGGCCGCGGCGCAGCCACACCTGCCCGACGACGTAGTCGGTGCCGGCGGTGTCCTTGAACGTCATGTCCCAGGACTGGACGAGCTCGGCCGTTAGGCCGTCGACGCCGGGGACGATGCGCGCGCCGTCGTCGCGTTCGACCCACTGCGCGGTGTCGTAGCGGCTCCACCACTCGCGCTTGAGGATGTCGCCCTCTGCCGGGCTCGGGCGGCCCTGGTACAGCGCCTGCCAGGAGCGGGCGCCGGCGGTCCGCTTGCGACGTTCCCATTGGGCGGTCGTGCGGCCGCGCGCGGACTCCATGAACTCGCCGGGCTCGCGGCCCAGCGGGTCGGTCTGGCCCTTGGCGGGGTCGTGGTCGGCCTGCGCTGGGATGTTCAGCACGTGCCACTCGCTGAACTCGTCGTCGGCGAGGAGCCGGCCGACGAAGTCGTCCTCGTGCCAGCGGGTGAGGATCACGACGACCGGGGCACCGGGCGCGAGGCGGGCGGATGCGACGTCGGTCCACCACGACCAGACCCGTTCGCGGTAGGTCTCGGAGTCGGCCTCGGTGCGGTCCTTGATCGGGTCGTCGATGATGAGCAGCTCGGCGGGGCGACCGGTGAGACCGCCACCGATGCCGATGGAGAACACGCCACCGGTGTGGCCTTCGATCTCCCACTCGTGAGCGGCCCCGTTGTCGGGTGCGATGCGCAGCCCGAGGTGCGGGTTGCCCGTGATCCGGCGGCGGATCGCGAGCCCGTTGCGGGTCGCGAGGCTCTGGCCGTAGGAGGCGACCACGATGCGCGCGTCGGCCGTGACCTCGGCGAGCCACCAGGTGGGGAAGTCGCCGGCGACGCGGACACTCTTGCCCTCTTGGGGGGCCATGGTGATGATCTGCCGGGCGTCGGGTTGGTCGCGGAGCCGGACGAGGGCGGCGTCTATGAGGTCGAGCGCCGGGGTTTGGCGGGTGCGCTTGTCCAGCGCCCGCGCGAGCGCGCCGGGGGTGGGGTAGCGGCCGTCGCCGTCGATGAGGTCGGCGGCGTGCGTGAACGCGGAGAGGGTCACGGCTGGAACCCGAACCCGGTGCGGTCCCACGCCCTCTTGGCGGCGCGGCGCCGGTCACGCTCGAGGTCCTTGGCGGTGACGTCGATCAGGAGCGCGTGCTGCAGGTCGCCGCCGTCGGGCACTGCGTACTCGGCGGGCTCCCACAGGTTGGGCGGGGGCTCCGGCCAGTCCTCCGGCTCGTCACCGTCGGGGCGGCTCACGTCCGCCTCGCGGCCTCTGCGCAGCGGAGCTCAAGCAGGCTGTCCTGCTCGACCTCGATCTCGACGAGCAGCGCCAGGCTGTCGGCGATGATCGCGTGCACCGTGGCGCGGCGCGCGACGTGGCGCAGCTGCCGGTCGATGTCGCGGACAGCGCGCGGAGCGGGCACGAACGGGGCCATCGGCGCTCACCTCGCCCCGTTCATGACGAGGACCCGACGCCCAACTGGGCATACGGGTCCAAGAGGGAGGGTGGCTCAGGACGCGCGAGATGTCAAGGACCGCACGTCCGAGCGGGTTGCCAGGGCAGCCGCGTCACGCATGTCGAACAGCAGCGCCCTGGTCGGGATGTGACACGCCTTGGGCTCGATCTGGCCGCGTCGGTACCAGGTGCGGACGGTCGCCCGCGGCCGCTCGAGCCAGTCAGCGACGGCCCACAGCGGCCGCATCGTCCCCGGGTACGGCGAGCTCACGACAGCCCAAGTCTGCCGGCCGCCGACTTGAACAGGCTCATGGCCCGCGCCAGGTGCTTGGTGCACAGCAGGATGTCAGCGTCGGGATCGACAGCCTCCGCGGTGCACTGCTGCGCGTTTCGCCGCAAGTATCGGCAGGTCACCATGCGGCTCATCCTTCCACCAGTTCGGCCTGCTCGAGGAGCAGCACCCATTGCCCGCGCGGCCACGTCGCACCGCAACCGCGGGTCCGCAGCGGCCAGCCCCGCCACGCCAACGCCGGCCCTTCCATCGGCAGCCCGCCCGCGCACCACACGTCGGACGACGCATCCGCCAGCACCTTGAGTCCGCCGCCGCAGTCCGGGCACACGAAGTCCGGCAGGTCCACCGGCCCAGCGTCGTACGCCAGCGCCACCCTGGCGGTCCGCACCCACGAGCGCAGGTCGTCGAGCAGCTCCCGCAGCTGCAGGTCCGACGCGCAGTGCGACAGGCCGGTCAGGGCTCGGAGTTCACCCACCAGGGGGCGCCGGCCGCGCCCACCAAGCCGCTGTCGCCACGCGCGTACGCCGGTCGCCATGTCGGCGAGCAGGTCCATGGCGGACAGGTCCAGCGGGGGCCGCGAGGTGGGCTTGGCGTGCCCGGCGCCCTGGTCGTACCGGGCGCCCTTGACGGCGCCTAGCAGCGGGGACGCGTCGAGTTGCGCGACGAGGCCGGGCTGCCGGGTGCGGTGGACGTGCTGGGTGGGTGCGCCGCGGTTGACCCCGTCGAGGCCGATGCCCTTGTCGCGGGTGTGCAGGGCCGCGGTGCGGACCTGGCGGGCGAGGTCGTCGACGGCTTGGCGTACGTCGTCGAGCTGTGACGCGCGGCGCTGCTCGGCCGCGCTGAGCCGCTTCGCTGGGCGGGCTGCCGTCACGCGACCACGGCCAGCAGAGAGGCGACGACCAAGCTGATGACGACACCGACGGACATGCCGAGCCGCCAGCCCACCATCCACGCCGCGTGCACCAGGACGGCGTCGTCTGCCGGCGAGTCGGCCCCGGCGTCGCAGCCATCGGCACGGTGGCGCTGCGCCTGCTCGACGAGGTTGGCCAGGAAGCCGGTCCGGTCCGCCGGCACGGCCCAGCCGCATCGGTGCCCGAGCATGGCGCGGCCGTCGTCCCACACCTCGAGGCGGAACCCTGACAGGTCCCCGACCCACACCGTGTCTGGCATCTCGGCGTTCACGTGACCACCTCGCCGGCGATCGGCACGCGCCCTTCACCAAGAGCCCGCAGCATCACAGCCAGATCCGCCCGAGCCGCCGGATCGTTGGCCAGGCCGCGCCGTTCCAGCCACCACGACAGGCCGCCCGCGAGCAGCTGTCCCTGCTGCTCCGCCAGCCGGATCTGGGCCTCCGCGATCCCCATGTCGTGCGCCACCTTCGCGAACCTGACGACCCGGTCCCGCTCCGCGGCCTCGAGGACGACCAGGCCGCGGGCCGCCTCACCGGTGGCGTACACCCCGACGTCGGCGGCAGCGCCGTACGTGTGACCGATCAGCCCGCCGGTCGCCGACCCGTCGCCGGCGGCCACGTCGTCGACGTCCTCCGCGGTGCCGCCGTGCTCGCCGACCTGCGCCTCGAGCAGCTGCGCGTACAGCCCGGCCCGCAGCCACGACATCTGCAACATCCCCAGCACCGCCTGCGCCGGGTCGACAAGGACGTCCCCGCCGACGATCGCCCGCCACGCGGTCAGCGCCTCACCCTTCGCCTTGGCCACGGCCCCGGACTCACCGACATGCATCCGGCACGCGTCCCGCCCCGAGATGGCCGGCCCGTGGCAGACACCGCGGCCCTTCGACCTCGGATGCACGCACTCCGCCCGGTCGTGCTCCTCGCACCAGCGGGCGCCGTCGGCCGGTCGCATGCGGTCCGGCGGTTGCGTGGGCCCGGACGTCATCGAGCCGCCCCGACGAGGGCGTGGGTGGGGCGACAGGCGGGGCGAGGTGGGCGGGGTGGCTGCGTCGGTCTCGCCCCCGTAGGGAGGGGGGCGAGGGGCGAGACCGTCTCCGGCATGTCACTGGGCAAGATCATGGGCGAGTGCGGGGCGAGGATGGGGCGAGTCTGGATGGTCACTGTTCGTCCTCCCGGAACGGCGTCTCGATGTAGTGCAGGACGGCCTTGTACGGGCCCGGCTCGGTGCGGATGTGGCCTTCGGTGATGAGGACCTGGATGGCGTCGCGGATGTGCTCGCGGCGGCCGCGGACGGCGGTCTCGATGTCCTTGCGCGGGGCTCCGGGGTTGATCTCGAGCCAGCGGCTGACCTTCTCCATGTAGCCGGTGGGGCGCCATTCGCCGTCCTCGCCGTGGTCGCCGCCAGCGGTGTCGAGCCAAGAGAAGAGGCGCCCGCTGGGGTCGGTGGCGTCGAGGGTGAGTTCGGCGACGGTGCCGCCGTTGGGTCCGACGTGGCCGTGTCGGTCCTTGTCGATGATCAGGCGGGCCTTGCCTTTGAGGCCGCGCCCGAACGAGTGGACGGTGATCATCTTGAAGGCGACGCCGGTGATTCCGGCGAGCTTGTGCTGGCCGCCGATGGCGTAGCGCCCGCGGGCCTCGGTGTTCTTCACGACGTGGTCGATCTGGAGGACGGCTCCGCCGTGGTCGGCGAGGCGGCGGGGGATGAGTTCGAGCCAGCGGGCGACGTCCTCGTTGTCCATGAGGGACAGGCCGTGCATGGTCATGGCTTCGGTGATGCCGTCGACGACGACGAAGGTGACGCCCTGAGCTTCGGCTTCGACGTGCTGGCGGCTGGCGGCGTCGAGCGCGGTCTCGGGCCGTATGTAGCGCACGTGGGCGGCGATCGCGGTGTCGGTGGCTCCGAGGTCGCGGAGGCGCTGGATGAAGCTGTGGGCGCGGTCTTCGAAGTCGAGGTACGCGATGTCGTGGCCGGCTTCGATCTCCTGGACGACGCAGAGGTCGGCGAGCCAGCTCTTGCCCGATCCGGGTTCGCCGCTGACGGAGTGGACGTAGCCGGGGTAGAGCAGGTTGGCGCCGTCGCGTCGGGCGAGCAGGGTGGGGCGTGGGCTGACGTCGTCGTGGTTGGCGAGGATGTCGGTGAGGTCGACGCGCTGCCAGCTGCTGGTGGTGGCGCGCGCGGTCCGATCTTGTCGGCCGAGGTGCTCTTCGAGCCAGCCGCGGATGAGGTCGGGGTCGGCGGCTGTGTGCCCGGCCTGCACGAGCTTCGTCCCGAGTGCGATGGTGCGGCGTTCGGCGGCCCGGTCGGCCACGATCTGCGCGTAGTAGGTGGCGGCGTCGGGGGCGGTGACGGCTTCGACGGTGGAGTGGATGAGCAGGGCGCCGCCAGCGCGCACGAATGTGGTGTCGTGCTGCAGGTGGTTCCACAGGGTGATCTCGTCGACGGGTGTGCCGGCGGCGTCGAGGTCGGTGATGGCTTCCCACAGGGTGCGGTGGGCGGGGAGGTGCCAGTCGTCGTCGCCGAGGATGGGTCCGACGTGGTGGATGAGGTCGGGCCGGAGGATGACGGCGCCGAGGACGGCTTGTTCGGCGGCGAGGTCGTTCGGCGGGGTGCGGTCGACGGGTGGGGCCTGGCCGTTGGCGGGTGACCGGGGCGCGGGCGGCGGTGCGGGCTCGGGTGGGAGGGGCGCGGCGTCGACCCACGGGTCCTCGGTGGTCGTCACGGGCGCTCCCAGATCAGGAGACAGCAGCCGAAAGGGGGTCGCTCGTTGGGGCCGACCTCGGTGGCGCCGGCCTTTATGAACCGGATCCGGCCGGGCAGGAACTCGACGGTGAAGCGCGATCGCGGGGTGTCGCGGTAGGGCTCGACGCAGGTCTGCCACCAGTCCTGCTCGGTGCGGTTGGCCGGGAGGAGCATGACGATCGCGCGGGGCCGGATCCGCGGCGGCTGATGCCACTCGGACCACGCCTTGCGGACCCAGGGACCTATGTCGGAGTACGGCGGGTTGCACCAGACGGTCTCGCGGGCCCAGGACTGGGCGAGGCCGTCGGTGGCGCGGTCGTACCAGCGCTCGCATTTGGTGTTGTGCTCGGCGGCCGCGACGTCGATCGTGAAGCCGAAGCGGGCGTCGAGTGGGCCGAAGATCTCGGCGGTGGTGGCCCGGTCGTCGACGTCATCGCTGGTCGCCTGCTGAGGGTGGTTCTGGGCACGGAACCCGACGAGGCTCACCGGGTCTCCTCGAACAGGCGTCGCAGCTGGCCGGCGGCCCAGCC